TTTAGAATTTAAATCCTGTAAAGAAGATCCCAATTATTTTATATCAAAGTATATAAAAGTTGTGCATCCAGTTAGAGGATTAGTTCCTTTTAAGCTTTATGGATTTCAAAAAAAGATTTTACAAGATTTACAATCCCATAGATTTAATATTTTGAGAAAATTTAGACAGGCGGGGTGTACGACTATTGCTGCTGCCTATGCTTTGTGGTTTGCAATTTTTAATAAACATAAATCTGTCATAATTTTATCTAAAGGTGATGCTGAATCCACCGAAGTTCTAGATAGAATAAAAATTATGTACGATGAGCTTCCTAGTTTTCTAAAACCCGGAATTATTGAAGATAATAAACACACTTTAAAACTTTCTACTAATTCTACTATCAAATCTAGACCTTCAGGAAAGCAATCAGGACGATCTTTAGCAGGATCCTTATTAATTATAGATGAAGCTGCTTTTATTGAAAACATTGATACTATTTGGGCTGCGGTTTATCCTATTATTTCTACTGGCGGTAGGGCTTTTGTCCTTTCTACGGTAAATGGTGTTGGTAATTGGTATTATGATGTGTATAGTAAAGCAACTAGTAAAGAAAATTCTTTTAATGCCATGGATATTAAATGGCAAGACCATCCTGAATATAAGCGTCATTTAGGTTATGAGTGGTTATATTCGGAAATGGAAGAAAAAGGATTAAATGTTGATGATTGGGAAAAAACCACTCGTGCTAACATGCCAATGCGTCAATGGATGCAGGAATATGAGGGGGTATTCCTAGGAACTGGTGAAACTTATATCAATGGAGAGATTTTAAGTAGAATAAATTCACAAACGAGCCAACAATATATTCAAAAATACGGGGATAAGATGAGAGTTTGGCAAGATCCATTGCCATATTATACTTATATTCTTGGATGTGATGTTTCTTTAGGTGGTAACCGCGATTATTCTGCCTTTCATATTATAAATGCCTATAATGGGCAGCAAGTAGCAGAATTTTATTCTAATAATACTCCAATAAATGAGTTTGCACAAATTATTAATGAGGAAGCTAGTATATATAATATGGCATATGTTATTCCTGAAAGAAATACGATTGGGAATAATTTAATAGATTGGCTTTTTAATGTTTATGAGTATGAGAATCTTTGGGCTGATGAAAGAGGTAAGTTTGGTTACCAATTGACTAGTCAGAACAGGGAACAGTTATTGGCTACATTGGAAGAATCCTTAAGAACAGAAACCATAAAAATAAATTCTAGTAGGACTTCTGATGAGTTATTAACTTTCATTGTTAATGAGCACGGGAAGGCTAAAGCTGAAAAAACAAAAAATGATGATTTAGTTATGAGTTTGGCATTAACGGTTTTTGCTTATAAAAATTTGTTAGAGTCTTTCCCACAAGATTATTTCAAAACTACAGATGCCAATCAACAAAAAATGCCTATGCCAACTAAATCAATAAAGCAAGGATTGACAGAGGAAGAATACAAATGGCTGATGAAGTAAAAAAAATTAATGAGGGATATACAGAATTTGGTAATACCAATGAAAATGAATTCTATTACCCTATTGGTCCTTTAGGAAGGTTCTTTGCTAAGTTCTTTGCTCGTAAAGCCATCCCAGTTATAAAAAAAGAACAAGAACTTAAAAATGGCGACACAATAATTAATCCTGATGTCGTTAACACTGAAGATGGGGTATTAGGTGGTATTAATAGAACTCCAATTATGCCACAATTGGAGATGAATCGTAAGCGTAGATACAAAGATTATGAGGAAATGGATGATTATCCTGAGATTGCCGCTACATTTGATATTTATTCTGATGATTCTACTCTAAAAGGTATTAGAAACGAAAACTGGAAAATACAATCTGAAAGTGAAGATTTAATCAAAGAAGTTGAAAAATTATTTGATAGAATGTATCTTCAAAGATATTTGTGGGATATCGTCAGAAATACTGTAAAATATGGAGATTGTTTCGTAGAAGTTGTTTTAGATCTCAATAAAGAAGAAGAGGGTTTAAAGAAAATTAAAATATTAAATCCTGCATATATCATTCGTGTCGAAAATGAATTTGGATATTTAAAAGAATTTTTACAAGAAATTCCATCTAAGACAAATATTGATAATTTTGGCGATTCAATGTACTATGGTGGAAAACCCAATCAATACATTAAATTAGATAAAAATCAAATTATCCACTTTAGATTACATACTTCAGATCCAGCGTTTTATCCATATGGAAAATCAATAGCTGCTGCTTGTCATAGAACTTTTAAATCATTGAGAATGATGGAAGATGCTATGATGGTTTATCGTCTGGCACGCGCACCTGAGAGAAGAATATTCTATATTGATACTGGAAATCTACCAACTCAAAAAGCTGAGTTGTTCATGGAAAGAATTAAAGAAAAATTTAAAAAAGAAAAATTCTTTAATTCAAATACAGGAAATATTGATGCTAGATTCAATCCTTTAAGTGTCGATGAAGACTACTTTGTTCCAACTAGAAATGGTGCTGGAACAAAGATAGATACTTTGAGAGGTGCAGAAAATCTTGGAGAAGTTGACGATGTTAAATACTTTAGAGATAAATTATTAGCTGCACTAAAGATTCCAAAAGATTATATCGTAGAATTTGACAAGTCTCCAGAGAGAAAAGCCAACTTAGCTCAATTAGATGTTAAATTTGCTAGAGTTATTCTAAGAGTACAGAAATCTATAGAAGTTGGATTGGAAAATATTGCTAAGAGACACTTACAATTAAAAAATTATCCACCTTCATTAATCAAAGATCTTAGAATTAAATTACCTGATCCTTCTGATATGTTTGCTAAGAGAAAATTAGACTTAGATGAACAAAAAACACGGGTTATACAAGCTGTCAAAGGATTAGGATTACTCTCAAATAAGACAATCTATAAAGAATACTATGATATGAGTGAAGAAGAGATTGATAGAGAGTTGGAAGCTATCAAGGAAGAACAAGAACAGGCTATGGCTGATCAAGCAGAGCAACAGGCTGCTGCGGCAGCGGCTGCTCCTGCTCCTGCTGCTCCTCAAGCGGGTGCTGCCCCCGGATATGGCGAAGCAGGAGGGCAAGAAGGAATGGGAAATGTACAGCCTACAGCCACAGGTGCTCCCGTAGCTGAAGGATTAGAAAAGATAAAAAATATAGTAAATTTATCTAATGAAGAGAGATTAATAATAGAAAGAATCCTCTTAAAGCAAAAAAATAAAAATTAATTAATTTATCTAACATATATAAATGATAGATGCGGAGTGTTTTATGTTTACATTGTACGAAAACAGAGATAAAAAAGTAGCTTTATTAATAAAGCTTGGGGATTGTTTAGGTCGTTCTCTTCGTGAGAATGTAGCTCTATTTTCAATAGATGGGGCTAATGAGACAGTAATTTACATCACTGAAAGTGACAAAGTTATTAGTGGATCTTACAAAATAAATAAAGATGTTAGTTTAAATAACATCAAGATCCAAGATTCATCTATATTTAACGATGATACCTTGTATCAAAAATATATTAATGAAAAGGTTTCTAGTTTTGTTGACAAAATTTATAATGATGATTATAAAGAAGCAGATAATAGTTTTGGGGAACTACTAAGTCTATGGGAAAATAGACTTAAGTTTGATTCAGTTCAAAATAAACTAGCTGTTAAAACTCAAAAGTTTAATGAATCTCAAAAAATAATAAACACTCCAGAATTTTTAAGATTCCTAGAAATTCAACCCCAAGTTATAAATTTCTTACAAAAAAACTTTGATAGAGTAAGTAAAGTTCCAGAAATAAAGAATGCTATAAATCTTTCAAATACAATATCTGAAGGATTTAATATACCTTTTATGACATATCAGGAATTGGAAGAAACTCAATCTTATATTTTAAATGATGGAAATTCAGAAACAATTTATGAAATGATATGTCGTCAAGAATTAGTTAAAAAAGAATTACTTGAGTCTAAAAAAGAATTTGATGTAATTTGGGCAACTAATCCTTCAATACAAAAATTAGCTAGCTGTATTTTTGAAAGTGATGAAAAAATTATTGATGCTTTATCTGAAGCCATAAAAGAAGTTCCTTATGTTGCTTTGGCTTCTAAAAATAATTTATTTAAAGTATTTAGTAGTTCCCTTTCAGATATTGACGGCATAGGAGTTTCAGAAAAAGATATTCAAAAATATGCGTCTAAGATTTTTGAAGCTAAAAAAGAAGTTAAAGAGTTTATGATAAATACATTAAATGAAAAATTTGGTGTAAATGTTCAAAATCTCCAAGATCCACCTAGCTTTAAAAGTTTGATAAACACACAAGTTGTCATTTTTGAAACAATTTCAAGATTATCACCTAATGGAAGTATCATAAAGAAAACTTTAAGCGAACTTTCTGAAGTTTTGAAACAAAAATCAGGTGTAGAAGCTATAGATATTAACAATTTAATCTATGAAATGTTTATCAGAGCAGGTTACGGACAAATTCTTGACGAAAATAGAATGTTGAGTAAATATGCTCAAGTAGATTTTAGAAGAATTGCAAAAGATTTGAGTGATATTTCTA